AGTTGATGGATCTTGTGGGTTTCACAAAGATCTCAGCGTAGAATTCACCACGGTCAATAGATTCCGCAGGGTTGTTGGTGCCATCGCAGACCACGAGGAAGTCGAGGATACCGCGACGTGACTGGACAGAGCGAAGGTAAGGCTCAACCACGTTCTTGAAGGACTGACGAGTAAACTCATCATTCAATTCAAACAGTTGAGTCTTCGCTGCTTCAGCGATTGCCTCTTCGATAACCAAGAAGAGACGACGGACGTTGATCCTGTCGAATGCAGATTGGAAAGCGAGAGCAGTCTTGTCACCGAATAGGACGATGCCTTGACCAGGGAATGCAACAATAGGATTGACCCTTGAAGCATAGAGGCGATCTCTGTGATCCTTCAGAGGAGAGTAAGCAAGTTTGATTGCGTTACGGAGTTGACCTCTGTTGAAACCAGCAGGTGAGAACCAAGGTTCTTGATTAAGCGTTGTGCTCAATGTAAGACCTGCAACGTCAGCATTACATGGGATGTAACGATAGGCGTCGTTATACTTGTCGTAGATGTACTTATAGTTGTTATCAAACACAGCGTAAGATGTGCTTGTCAACTGATCGAAGAAGTTGACGGTGCGCTCAACAATCTGAAGTGTAGAAGGTTGACCAATAACGTCAGCTCTATAAGGCGAGATGTAAGCGATACAATCCTTACGAGTGTTAGCAATCGTAATGATGTGCTGTGCCTTAGCGATGGTGTCTGCCATGGTGCTCATGGAAGGACCCATCAGGATGTAATCGACCTCTTCAGTCTCAGCATCGCTAATCAGATCGTAACCTGCGAGGATGTTAGGACGATCAACGGTGTAACCGTCAACGCCACCTTGCAGTGAGTAAACGACAGAAGCGTTTTGCTTAGTGCCAACAACGTTGACGCTCAAGGGGTTGATGTTGCTAGGATCATCGATAGATGCAATAGCACCGTCTGCCTTGATAAGGTCAAACTCTCTGTTGATACCACTCAGACCGAAACTATCATTGCTGTTAGAATCGCGGTCGAAGATATTATTAGTTTCGTGACTACCCCAGTAGATATACTGTGAAGTATTCTTGATAACATCCTTATAGTAGATGTTGTCACCCTGAGGAGATCTAGCATCAGATGCCTTGGACACGTTGAGGAATTTCTCAAGCAGTGCGCCAGGTGTGCCAGTAATCTTACCGTCGCCATCCAACACGAGGACGTGCATCAGGTCATTACGACCACCTCTTTCAGAAACCCAGCTAGAGCTTGTAGGACGAGGAGCGATGTTGATCCAGCGCTGGTTAAGACCGTATCTACGATCTTCATACTCATCACCAACTGCAGCGATGGTGATAGTAGCAGCGTTGTCGTCAGTCAGAGTCTGGTTTGCTTGGAATCTAGGAGATCCAGCGTTGAGCGAGATGCGAAGTCTACGAGAGATAGACTCGATAACTGCGCTATCGCCAGTAGCAGATCCAGCAGATCCACCGCTGTTTGCCAACTCAGTCAGAGTATCGTTGATCTCAAGCACGTCAGAAGATGTGCCGTCGATTGTGATTTCCAACTCACGAGTCTCAGGGTTGTAAGCAACAACGCGACCAGTGACGTTACCAGAGTTAGCAGTGAAGAAGTTATCGTCTGCCCAGCTACCAACAAGAGTTGCATCATCCTTAAGAGTTGCGACTACAGAGTAACCGTAAACCTTACCATAGATGTTAGCGGCAGAGAAAGAAACTTCTGCGCCAGCAGTGAATTCCCACTCAGCGGAGGTAGGTTGTGCAAGATAACCAATCTGATCAGCACCAGCATCAGTAACCACAACTCTCAAGGAGTTACCGTGGATACCAGGAGAGGACGCTGCCCACTTCCAGTTGTTTGAAGCACTCTCAACAGTAGTTTCATACTCGTTGAGGTTTTTGATCAGAGGAGCAGTGATGCCAGTAGCAGTCAGCTCATTGATAGTTGTCTTGTTATCAGTAACAGTCTGGAGAGTAACAGCAGATCCGTCAGTGTGAGCAGCAGCAGTTGTGCCAAGTTGCGCACGAGAAACAGTCAGGTCGTTACCTGCAACACCAGTAACTCTAAGAATCTCATTATCGACTCTAATGTAAGAGTTGGTGCCAGCAGCAAGAGTAGTTGCCGATGTAACTGTCAGAGTAGTGTCTGAATCAGTAAAGGTTGCACCTTCGTTGATAGTAGACGCAGTTGCAGCAGGCTCAATCAAAGTGACAGGAGCAGCAGCGGCGTGAGAAGCAGCAGATGTGCTAAGTGTGCCACGAGCAACAGTAACGTCGTTACCAGAGACCGACTGGATCGTCAAAATTTCAGCATCAATCAAGAGGAGATCATTCACGTCGAAGTCTGTAGCAGCGCTAACAGTCAAAACTGTATCAGCAGCGCTGAAGGTTGATACTGTAAACTGTGCAGTATCAATAGCGTTTTTAAGTGCAGCGTTTGCGGCTCTGATGCACTTAAGGGTGCCGCCGTAGAGCAGGAACTGCGCAGCGCTGAACCAGTATTCGTAGTTGTATTCGTTGGGGCGTCCGAAGATCGCCAAGAGCTCTCGCTCTGAGGTAATAGAGGTAATTTGCTCTACAGGACCTTTCTCAAATGAGCCAACGATGGCAGCGACATTATCGACTGTCGCGTTTACAACGTTGGTCAGATCCCTTTCAAGAACAACGACCCCTGGTGAAAGTTGGGTAGATGCCATCGGTTAATCTCCTGATTGAAATTCTATCAAAGATGCTGAAATTATTTATTGAAATGCATTATTTCACTGGGGAAACCAGCCGTAAACTACCAATCAGGATAGTCAGACTCTACGATCTTACGTTTCCTCTTCTTATTTCGTTTCACTCTCCAGATATAACAGCCCTTACATTCATATGCATATGCACCTGGCGTGTTACCTCTGTCTTTTCTAGTCTTATAGAAATCATCGGTAAGGGTTTTAATCTCTCCACAGATTTTGCATTTCCTTTGGACAAATAGTAAATGCTCTAACCCAAACTCCTGATCTAATTCCATTATCTATAGTCCCACATATACGACATGTCTCCATATTCACCCACACTCTCTGCGTTATTCCATACCTGACCTTCAGGATCGACAAATGTCTCTTCATCGAGTCCATCAGATATAAAACCAAAGGGTGCCATATCAGCTTCGATTGCTTCTTTCTGCTCAGCATACATGCGTGCTCTGACATCAGAGTCATGCAATTCTCTAAAGTAATCTGACGTTGCCAACCATGAGAAAATTACAAGACACATAGCAAGGTCATCATTACAACCTTCTTCTGCTTCCCATGCTTGACCTTTTTGAATGAATGTAGTCAACTCAGCAATGATATCATAGTCATTAAAGATAAGTTTGTCATCTTCAATCAACTGTTTCATGTTTGCGCACCCAGTCTTCTTGACTGCGGTAGACATCTTAACACCTAATTGCACTTTAGATCCAGAGAATCCTTGACCAACTACCTGACCAGCACGTCCACGCATGGAGCACATCAGTAGATTGTCATATTCCAAATCAAATTGCATAGTATCTGCTACCTGTCCTCCAATATCATTTACTTCAATCATTACATAAGCATGATTATATGCTTTAGCAACATCATTAATGATGTTTGGGAATAGCAGTGGTTTAATTTTATTGTTTCTATACTTCGCTACCATCCTATATGGAATAGTAGTTGTGTCCATGACACAAAATGCTGAATAATCTTTTGTTAGACCACGAGCAACGTCAACTGTCATGCAGTATGTGTGCTCTGGGACTGGCTCGGCAAAGATATCTAATCCTTGATTAGATTTAATCGGGTCCTCATATACCAGTGTCTTTAACTTAGATGATGTAATCAGAGTGTTAACAGATCCAAGGAATTCACATTCAAATTCTTGGTTAAACTGCTCTTCTGATGTGTTGCGAATTGTTTGCTCTTTCCAGTCAGCGTCTCTACCTGGCACCTCTGACCAATGCACCTCAGTAGTAACGTATTCATTCTTTCCTTTCTCCGCATCGTGCCAGAGTTTGTAAAACATATTCATCCCCTTTGGCGTGGAGATGATAATCACCTTAGTAGACTTACCTGAAGAAATAGTAGGATAAACAGAGCTAAAGAACTCATCAGCAATATGCGTTGGAATAAACGCAAACTCGTCCAGAAAGATGATATTAAAAGACATACCCCTGACTGCAGAAGCAGAAGTAGAAGCAGCCATGATTTTACTTCCATTCTCCAATTCGAGCGATCCTCTGTTCCAGTTGATGACCCCTTGCTGGAGCCATTTTGGGAGGTTTTCATAAGACAGTTGCAAGCGTTGGAGCATTTCTCTTGCCGTTGCTGCTTTGTTAGCAAGAATGGCAATGTTTACTTGATCATTAAACAGTGCATACCACAACAGATAAGCGGTCACAACTGTGGACTTACCTGACTGTCGTGGTAGTTTTGCAATATTAAATCTATTATCATGAAACTTCCTCACCATGTCGGATTGGAAATCGTACATGCTAAATGGCACCAGACCTTTATCAAGTGAAACGATCTGGATATATTCTTTAATGAAATATACTGGATCCTGCTGACATTTTATAAATTCTTGTACTTGCTCAGGCGTAAAATTCTGAGCAACGTTTGCACGTTTTAGATTAGGATTACCAAGGTAGATTTCATTCTGACTCATTCAACAAGCGTCCCGTGTGCGCGTCTAATTTCTCTCAATTCTTCAAAGTCTTTTTGCTTAGTGCCACCATCATATGGCCAAGCATAACCTTCCTCGATCATTGCTTCATTAAGCGAGACTTCTGCGTCCCCAATGTATAACCAGCCGAGAAGGCGACCGTACTTGCCCACACCGCCAACAAGCTCTGTGCGAATAGTAAGCATGTCATCACCATCGATAGCACCTTCCAACTTATCTTTGAGCCAGTTGGTTGCGTCAATTCCGAGTGCTTTTTCTTCGAGATCCCTTGTGCGTTTTTCTGGAGTATCGACGCCAGCGATACGAACTCTTTCTTTTTTATAGAGATCAAATCCCAAATCGATAAGTACATCTATTGTATCTCCGTCAAGGACCTTCACTATCTCGGTCACTCGGAAGTTGTAGCAGGACTTCCTGCTTGGGGGTGTCATGGCTCCCATGTGATTCCCTCTCATCTATACCTAGTATATAGTAGATAACATAGGCTACACTTACCAGCAGTATCACCAACATCCAAATGATACTCCAAGTGACTCCGTTGACATCTGCTAATGGGCGAAGGAATAGATTCATAGGTTTCTATATTTGAAATCGAGAATACCTTTGTACAGCTCCTTCTGTAGATGGGAAAGGTGCTCTTGCTCATGATATGGTCGAGCAGGGGCACCTGGCCAAAGTCTTATCGTTTCATTTACGCAATGATATAGAAGACATATATCTTCTATTGTCAAATTATAACTGAATCTTGATTCTTCTTCGTCTTCGTGATCTTGATGCATTAAGGGTTTTTAGGGTCGATTCCCAGTGAAACGAGGTAGTCAATCCACCACTGGGGGTTTGCATTACTCTTCCATTGGGGGACCTCTAGACCCCTCTCTGAATACCACTCTGCGAGTGACTCATCTATAGTCTGTGCGATCTCCATATTCCTCTTCCTCCTCATCAACGTCCGCATACGGGTCCGCCACGAAGGGTCCTCGTTTTCGTAAAGGTTCTCGTCTGACATAATCAACTTCAGCATTTGCTGTGGCAATCCAAACGGCAAGTTTCATCACTATAAAAATGACAGCTATAGGTGATAGACATGCTAGTAGAATGAGTTGTGATCTCATTTATGTTTCTTGGCAAAGGGTTCCCAGTGCTCCCAATTATATTTATGTATAGCCCAAATACCCAAAATGGGTACAAACACCAAAAGCATTGAGAGAGTCCCTATACCATAAGGACTCTCCATCGTATGTCTAACCAGTAAAGCTACCTTGTCCATGTCATTTCCATTGTGATACAGAGCAGTAGAGTAAAACCTAATACGAATATCGCACTCATGAGAAATACTTCTGCAGCATATCAATACGCTCTTGCTCATGGGCAATGATATCCAGTTGCTCTTGAATAGCACCAAGGACATCAGGATGCTCACCGATACCTACAGGATTTTTTAGATAGATCTCAATGT